CGCCGAAGGTGTACTTCAGGGTGTGGGTGCAGCCGGCATTGTCCGCGTCAAGGGAGATCAGCAGTTTCTTTCCCATCTGCACCGTTGCGGCGCTTAGGGTGATGGCCGAAGGCCCTGCCGCCGGTTCCGCCGTCAGTGTCAGCTGGGTGATGCTGCCGGTGACGGTTCTCGTACCGGCGGAGGGAGAGCTGAGGGAAGCCGTGAAGGTAAGGCTGATCTCCGCTGTGGAAGCGCCCCTGGGGATGGAAACATAGAAGGTCTCGTCGAAAATATCCTGGGGGTCCCCGTTGATGTAGAACCCCTGGTACATACCCACGGAGGTATCGGTGCCGCTCTGTACGCACCGGACGGAATAGGAAGCGTCACGGTTTCCGGAATAGTCCTTTGCCCAGACCGAGATCCGCACCCGAACCTGCCGGGAGATTCCGGCGGTGGTCAGCTCCGTCACATAGGCAGCCGCCCCGATGACACCTGTGTGGCCGGAATAGCTTAAATTGCAGCTTGCCATCAGCCCTCACCCCCGATCCATTGGAATGCCAGACCGCCGTTGTACCAGAGCTTGAACCGCCCGCTGAGAAACAGGCTTCCGGTGATCTCGGCGTTGGTGATGTAGAGCTTGTAGTCGGAGATGTAGGCCACCTCGGTATCGTTGCTGTCGAAGAAGCTTAAGCGGTCGGCGGTGAACCGGGCGAACTTGTCGAACACCCTTTCACCCCCGATGCTGTTGGTCTGGCCGATCTCCAGACCGTAGACCGGCGTGCCGCTGCTGTCCTCGCAGAGCAGGCCGGATCTTAAGTAGGCGCTGGCACCGACGGTGCTGCTGTACAGCTCTTCCACGGTATCGCTCAGGGTCCGGACATTGGTAAAAAGCTGATGGATGTCGGTGCTGGTCTGCCGGAGCTCCTGGGCCGTTTCCTCGGTGTAGGTGCCGAAGTCCGACCGGGCCACATACCTTCCCTCCAGCCGCCTGGTGATCTGGGCGCTGAAGGCGTTTACGATGTCCGCGCTTTTGATGATCAGGTCCTTGATGCCGGCGAAGGTGTCCTGGTCTGCTTGGGTCGCTGGCTGTCGCCCGGCTTCCGCCATGGCCGGAGAGGCGGCTGCTGCGCCGCCGGTCTGGAGGGTGTCGAAGGCCCACTGCAGCTGCCGCGCCATCTGATAAAGATAGCTCTGCATCTGCCGCAGCCGCTCCGTGTCGCTGGCGGCGGTGATATTGGGTGTCTGGATGGTGATAGGCATTTATACATCACTCCCCTGGGTATAGGTCCTGGTAATGCTGAAGATCCGTCCCTTGCCCCGGCCCTCCAGCCGCAGCCGCAGATGGTCGCACCGCCTGGGCCTTACGGGAATGGCAAAGCTGCGAAGGTCCGTGCCGGTGATATATCCCAGGTCCTGCCATTGTCCGGCGGAATCGTACTGGCAGAGGATACGCAGATCGCTTCCCGCTTCCAGCACCAGCCGCAGGTTCAGCTTTACCAGGTATTTTTTGTTGGGCAGGCTGCCTCCCAGGATGCCCGTTTCCACCATCCAGGGAAGCGCCTTTTCGCAGGCTTCGCCGCTGCCCAGCAGGGCGAGGACCCTGCCGTCCTCCGTAGCGCAGTAAAGCTCTTCCCGGCAGGAGCAAAGCAGGCGTACCCCGGGGTCATCCTCCCTGTGCCAGATGCCCCTGGCCGTGTCGAAGACAAAGAGGCTCCGCTGGCCGGAAAGGGTGTGTTTCATGCTGATGTAGTACTTGCTGCCCTGGGCCCCGGCCACCGCCCCTTCGTACCGCTCATCGCCCAGAGGGGCGGAGATCTCCGTGGGCAGGCTTCCGTCGTAGGCGCAGACGGCGTGGCGGGCCTTGTAGTAGAGGATCTCGCTGACGATGGCAAGGCTTCCCTCGCAGCCCTTCTGCACGCCCCGGCAGGGGGTGGTCTGCACCTGAAAATTGGCAGGGATCTGGCCGTAGAGCTTGTGCAGGCAGTTCTCCTTGAAGAACAGGGGATGGCCGCCGTGGGAGATGGCACCGGTAAAAGGGCCGTCAGAGCCCAGGGATACGGCGTAGCTGTCGGTGGAGATGCCCATAAAGCGGTTCCAGTTCCGAAAATCGCCCAGAGCGCAGGCGTAGAGCTCGTTGACCACCTGACCCTCACGGTTCAGGCCGTAGCGGCAGCCCCAGAGCCGGTTGTCGTTTTCGATGACGAAGTCCATGTTGGGCATCTTCCGGGCTACGGTGACGGGAATGTCCAGCGTCACGGCGGTGTCCAGCATACCGATGAGGAGGATGGTGTCCTCGCTGCAGCCGTAGAGGATGTGGCTGCCCTCCAGGGCCTGGAGCTGTTGGTTCTCCTGGCCCCTCAGGCCGGTGACGGTCACCCCGTCATATTCCCGGAAGGCTCTGCCGATCCCGGGGCAGCGGAGCTTGACATAGGTGGTCTCCACGCCGGTCCACAGGTCCATGGCCGCGGAGTACTGCTTCAGGCTGTGGGGCTGGGTGCCGGTGTCGATCCACAGTGCCTGGTTGGCGGCCTCCGTGGGCATATCCGGCTGGATGTAGTCGGGGGTGTATTCGGTGCCGTCCAGGCGGCAGGGGACAAAGCTTACGGCAGCGGCGGTGGTGTGCTCCGCCTCGATGCTGCCATAATCAGAGAAGTCTGCCGTGTTGAAATATTGCTTGTCCGGCATAATGATCACATAGGCACCCATGGAGATCAGCTGCTTGGGGCACATGGCGGCTTCCGTGGACAGGCCCATATCCACCCGGTACTCGTTGATGACGAACTCGCTGCCGTCGATATAGCACAGGCTGTCCCTGGCGATCATGCCCTGCACATTCACGCCGCTGGCATAGAGCCCTCTGGGCTTCCTGGGGCAGAGCACCGGGGCAAGATCGGAGGTCATATTCCGGGTGTCGTAGAATTCGTTCTCCGGGATGCGCAGATTGTGGTTGTAGCCGCCGAAGGCATCCACCGTCAGGGTCTGGCCGGGCCGGGGCGGCAGGGTAGGAAAGATCATGGTTTACCTCCTTGTCAGAACCGGAACCGGCCCGTGTCTTTGGAGGCATGGTTGCGCCGGTAGTGGGCCTTGTATTCCCGGAACGTGGTGTTGAACATGGTGATGGCGCTGTTGTACATATCCATATCCTCGTTGGCATAGTGGATCTGGGCCTCCAGCCAGTAAAGGTAGCCGAGGTCGAAGGGGGAGGGCATCAGCAGCAGGGTCTGGATGTCCGTGTCGTCGGTAATGCTCCCATGGGTCGGCGCTTCGCCGCCGCCCTCGCCGATCACCAGCTCCCTGACCATAGCCTCCAGCTGGCTCAGCCACAGCAGCTTCTGCTTTATGGAGTAGGCGTTGGGCTTTAAGCTGTCGATCTGGTTGATGGCTTCGATGATTTTCATTTCTTCACTCCTCTTAACAAAAAACGGGAGCCGAGGCTCCCGCTGCGGTATTAAGGCTTCTGGGCCGCCCCTCTGAGCGCTTCCATCCGCTGATCCTGCTGCTGGCGGGCTCTGCGGGAGCGGGTGATCTCCTTGTAAACGCTCAGGGGAACGGCAGAGGTCTGACCCCTGGGCAGCAGATACATCACGCCGTTGACGCATACCTGCAGGTTGGGTTCTTCGTTTACGCCGCCCCGCTCGATGTAGATCTCCCGGGTCTGCTGGGTGGGTTCACTGTTGTTGACAGCCATGGAAAATTCCTCCTGAAACAGAAATCCGGGGCAGGGCAGAACCCCTGCCCCCGTTGTTTGTAAAAAAGGGTATGTTCCCCGCCGGAACGTAAGTCAGGCTCCGTAGGGGCGATCATCGATCGCCCGCGCGGCAGTGCCCTGCCCTTGCGCCTCACGTCCGGCGAATCCGTAAGGCGACTCTGCGCCGTTAGTTCTCCTCGTCCTGATCAGAGAAGCTGGAGCAGCTCATGATGCGCAGCACCCGCTCGGTGTACAGCACGGTAGCGCCGTTGGTCTCCAGCTTGTAGCCGATGGTGGAGAACTGGTTCAGAGGGCCGCCGATCTGGCTCTTGTCCTTCACGATCATCTCCAGAGCGCCGCCCTCGGGGTCGATGATGCCGAAGCCGTCCCGGCCGAAGAGGTAGCTGGCGTAGGTGACGGTGCCGGCCTTGTTGCGGTAGTCCTCGCCGCCCAGCACAGGCGCGAAGACGTTCTCGATGAAGCGGCAGCCGTGGAGCTCGCCGATCTCGCCGTTGAAGATCTCCTGGGGGCTGGCGTACTTGTGGGCCTCGATCCAGTCCTTGTCCTTGCGCAGGTCGTGGGCCACGGAGGGGTGCAGCACGCAGTAATACTTGCCGCCCAGGGTGGGCACCCGGTTCTTCTTCATGATGGTCACGGCCTTGGCGATCATGGCAGGGGAGAGGACGCTCATGACGGTGCCGGAGGCTTCCATACCGGCGCAGTCGGTGGGGGTGGATACCACGGTGCCGTCAGAGAGGTTTACGTTGTCGCAGTAGAGCACGTTGGTGTTCACCAGCAGGGCATCCCGGATCAGGACCTCCTGGGTCTCGGCGGCGGAGGCGCCCATTTCCTCGGTGGCGCCCAGGATCACATCGTCGTAGGCGTGGAGCTCCAGCTGGTCGGAAACGGTGGCGTAGGTGCCGTACTGCTCGATGGTGCCGGTCTTGGAGCTCATGCCGAACTTCTGACCGGTGGGGATCACGCCTTCCTGAAGCTTGGCTGCTCTGTCGAAGGTGTTCCACTTGCGCCATTCGATGGTCTTGCCCCGGCCGGCGGGGAGAGGCTGCTTCTTGGCGAACTGGGCGTAGAACATCTCCACCCGTGCGTTCTCCAGCAGCTCGGTATCGTAGAAGGTCTTCATTTCCCCGGAGAGGGAATTGGCGGCATCAAAGGGAGTCACCGCGCCGGTAGCGGCGTTGGCGTAACCGCCGGTGGTGCTCACCACAGTACCTGCGTCAGCAAACAGCTGCAGCAGGGAAAAATCATGGATGTTCATAAATTTGCTCCTTTCCCATGGTAAAAATCGAAGGGTTTTTGAAAATGCAAGACAGAATCCGCAGGCCGAAACGTGAGTTGATGGCGGTAGGGGCGATCATCGATCGCCCGGCGGCAGTGTCCTGCCCTTGCGCCTTACAACCAGCGAAATCGAAACGTTGCAGCGGGACAATCCCTCCGTCAAAAATCAGAGATTTTTGCCACCTCCCTTTGCACAAGGGAGGCTTTTTCGGGCGGTCAATCATAGATAATGGAATGATTGCCACTGGTGACTGAGCGCAGCGAGGAAATGCCCGTGGTGCAATCATAACATTTTTTGATTCGCTGCGCGGAGCACCACGCCCCTGCGAGCCTCGCCGGAACGTAAGTCAGAATCCGTAGGGCGGGGGCTTGTGACCGAAGGAAATCCCTTGAGGGACTCCCGCCGCGCGGCAGCGGTTTTCCATTTCGCCAACCCCCGGCGAATCCGCACCACCCAAGGCCCCTTTGCACAAGGGAGGCTTTTGCGGGCGGCCATCAGCCCCACGAACGATCAACCGGGAACCGTATCTCAGCCCGGATAGACCTTTCGTCCCTCGGCGGCTGCCCGGCGGATCTCGTCCTTGATGGCCTTGCGCTGGGCAGGGGTGGCGCTGCGGTAATCGAATCTGGATACGGAGGGTGCCTGGGCGGCGGTGCCGGACTCGTCGGGCCGGTGGGTGCCGCTGCGGATGGCGTTGGCGATCAGCTCCTGGGTCTTCCGGGCGGCTGCCTGCATGGACTGCTGCTGGATCTGCCTGCGGTGGACGGCGTGGTAGGCATCCTCCACGCTCAGACCCACGCCGGGAGCGGTGAGCCGGGCGAAGAGGGGATCGCGCAGCTCTTCCCTCAGGTCAAAGCCGGGAAATACCGCCTTCAGTGCCTGACCCTGCTGCTCCAGGCTCCGGATGTGGCTGAGGAAGCGCTGCTGCTGCATACTTCCCTGCTGCTCCTGCTCAGAGCGCGGATGGCTGCCGGTGATGGCTTCGGCCAGGGCAGCGTGGTCCAGATTTTCGGGGTCCAGGCCGTGCCGGGCCGCCAGCTGCTTCAGGGCAGGCTCCAGGGTATCCAGGATGGCTTTGCTGCGGCCCTCGTCCTTGACTCTGGCTTTGACGATCTTCTGCAGCTCGGAATTGTATTCCGGGTCCTTCACGATCTCCTCCCAGGTCATCCGGCCTTCCGGCTGGGTGCGGACAGCCACTTCCGGCAGGGCAGAGGCGGGGGCGGTGGTGTGTTTTCTCAGCTTGCTTTCGGGAACGCCCAATTCCCGCAAGCGCCGGTGCCCGGCGTCGGCACTTTCTTCGCCCGGGGCGGCAGTCTGTCCGCCGCCGTCACCGCCGGGTGCTCCGGATGCACCCTCACCGCCGAACAGCTGCAGGCTGCGCCACTGATTCTGGTTAAGCATGTTTGTTCCTCCAAACAGTATCTGCCGCTATTTGGTTGGGGCGGCGGGTCCCGTTGTTAACCTGTGGATAGTTTAGCAAAAATGGAAGCTCATTCCCAACCCGGTGCGCGGCAGGAAACAAAAGCCGGAAATTTCTCCGCCAGAAGCCGGAAGCCGATCCAAAGGCTCAGGAATACCTGCCCCACGGGGCGTTCGCAGCCTTCTGCTGCGGTGCAGCGGATCTGGGCGCTGCCGGGTGATAGCCGGGTCACCGGCTCTGCCGCAAGTCCCTGCTGGCAGAGCCGGGTAACGTTGGCGCTTAAGGTCAGGGCCAGGATGGAGGCCGCCGCGCATACCAGATCATGGCCGAATTCGCCGCTTTCGGCGTGGCCCGTCAGGGTGAGCCGGTTTTCTTCCCGGTAATAGGTCACTTCGATCATGGCGTTTCTCCTGGCTCATTTGCCGGGCAGGGCCGCGTTGGCGGCCCGCTCCCGGGCTCTTCTTACCTGGGCGGGCTCTTTGCGCTCCGGCCCGGTGATGTTGTGGCTTTGCGCCAGCTTTGGGACAGGGCCGGCATCCACAGGCGGCTGGGCCGTGCCCAGGGTCTGGGCCATGTCCGCGGCGATGGCCGGGGCCTGGGCGGGGTCAAAAAGCTGGGCCATGGAATGGGCCAGCTGCATATATTGCTGCAGCTTCTGCCAAAGCCGGGCGGATCTGCTGATGCGCTGCATCAGGCTGTCCCTGCCGTCGAAATCCATCATGTGCAGGCACATCAGGGCCTGATCCGCCAGCTGGGGCTGGAAGAAGCCCAGCTTATGCAGCTGCAATGCCAGCTCGTTCTGGCTGACGGTGGTGAAGGCGTTCTTTTTCTGGGCGGTGATCTCAATGTCGAATACCGGCTTGCGCATACCCATGGTCTGGCCCAGGAAGCTCTGCTCCTGGGGCTGGAGGCCTGCGTTGGTGTAGCGGATGTATTCCCGGGCGCCGTAGTGCCCGGTGATGCGGAAGGTCCTGGGCAGCGTGTAAAACTGCCGGATCAGCTCCACCGCCAGGGCGCTCACCTCCCGGAAAGCCCGGTAGGAGCCCAGGTTGCTGTCCAGGCTGCCCTTGCCCGAGGCCTCCTGCAGCGCCGCGATGGCGGAGGCGGCGGTAACGCCGGAGCTTGCGGTGCCGGTGCTGGTCTCGGTGTTGCCGCTGGTCTGGCGCAGCTCGTTGATATCCTGCTGCAGCAGATTCAGGTAGTTGCCGTCCAGGCTGATGTGATCCACCCGGCGCAGGCTGGTCTCGTC